GGCTTCTATAATTTGTTATTTAACAGTTAACGCCACTCCTCAGGTCAATCTCAGTTGAAGGACGACGGTTCCGATCATCCATGTCCGATTTGAGGGGATCTAACAATCCCGGGGGCCTGCCGAGAATTGGATCAATCTATTAGTTCCCTTAAGCTAGGGAAACGAATATTTGAAACAATCTCGGGAGGTTCGGTTGCTTGAACGCTCTCATATTCCCATGACCACATTGATCTCAGAATGTCGAGGAGATCTTCTCATTCACTAGTATCAGTAACAAAACTGTATACCGAGAATAGGAAGAACATACCTAACATTCCAAAGATAAACGCTAGTCAAAGGTCCAACGGATCGACGAGATTCCCTGGCTCAACCACCGGTTGTATAACAACAGCCGAAGGTTCATCGGGAATTCCAAATATTAAGTATATAAGGAACCCAGCCAGTCAGAAACCTTGTGCATACTCAACGAGTCATACACAAGTGTGACAGTGAGTAACTGCTAAATAAGATCTGAATCTCCGGATACAACTGAGTGCCGCATCTATCTTCTGTGATGAGTATTGATATAATCATACCCAGAGCGGTGTGATAGACGAGACAAACAGAGCTCAGAGACGAGAAGATCATTGCCAGAGGCGGAGGTCAGGCAGACAAAGCACAATTCTTAATCACACTGATGTGATAGGAACTGTGAGACTCAAAGAGTCCCGAGCTTTTACCCCCGACCTTCCCGCACATCAGGCAATTAAGGAATTGGTACGTAGAGGGTAAGAGGGTGTAAACCACTCTGACCCAATGTCGTACCCTTCCCACTTCGGAAAGGGAAAGGGAAACTCTACTTTTCCCCAATCCAAGGCTTTTCAGCCCTGGGGATCATAAGTAGTTTGTTTCACTCACCTTAACGAATCCGATCTTTCTCTATCTCTTTGAGCCACATGCACCAGTAAATCCAGATCCTGTAATGGTACCGGTCTAGTGCTCACGCGTTTCACAGGACTAAATATCCCATTATACCGCACTCACCGCTTGTAGAGAGGAACGATCCCACTAAAGGTTCGCTCCTCCCGCCTTACGATGGTAAAGAGGGTAACTGAAGATAGTTTATCAACCTCATCCTCGATCCTTGAAATGAGCTGGTGGATTCTAGCGGCCAAGGCGGCTAGATCCAGATAACTCAATCAAGAAAAATCGAGTGTTTCACGTTCAGCAATGAGCTGAACATGAAGCATATTAAGTCATTCCTGAAAGGTAGCTACCTTGATCCGAAGATCAGGTATACCTGAGATAGGGTATCTAAATAAATCAAATCGGTCAAAATGATTGAAAAGAGAGACAAAGTCTCCCGTTCAAACATCAGGATTACCAAATGAGGATCTATTAGACTCTAATTTTTCAATCAGAGTTTCAAGATCACCATAAAGGTAACGAACTAACTTTACGAGATGTTCTCTCGTTATAGTATAGTTAGCCGAGAATGACTTTCTTGATACCCAATCTAGGAATGTTAACTTATCAGATAGGTAATAAACTACATAGAAACGTAGTCGCGAGGGCATATTTCAAAGGTTAGCAGGTCATTTTGACCGCGCCTTGAAACCAAGGCCCCGCAACTTAAGGTATTGATTTAAGGTGTATCCATGCTTACGCATGAATTCAAGCATAGGCTCTGTGGACAGAATAGACACTATTATGTCCCTGAAAGGGACTATAAAGGCTCTCTGTCCATTAACCCATAGCTTCTTAGCGAATTCAAAAGTAAAAGCCTTACGGCTAACCAAAGACTTCGCAAGACCAACCTCTACACCTAAAGTCTTCATGATCCATAGATACTCTCGACCAACAGACGGGTCGAAAATTACTATGTCATCACCAAGAACTACGTATTCCGAAAACCAAGTAAAGCGTAGCTTACCCGCCCGAGTAGCTGCTCATTGCACAATCAAATGATGTGTTAGAGCAAGCATTACTCAGGAGGATAGAGCTCCCATAGGTTGTCCCACCGCATATCTCACATGGGATAATCCAGTATCCTCGACTGCTCTTTTTGGAAGAGCATAGTCTCGGTTTACTAGAAGCTCGGCTCAAGCCCGGCTCTTCTCAGCCCCTATTAAGGGAGTGAGAAGACGCTCTTGAAGTAAAATAGGCAATCTATCGGTTGCCGAAGACAAATCAAATGAATATGCCTTCGGTACCCTATAGTTGCGTTCTTGCACTTCAGCAAGCTTGGCTTCCACGACACCAATCTGATCAAAAGTAGCATCGGAAGAAATTTCCCGAAGTACATTTTGAATCAGTCGGTGTAATGGATGCAGAACCCATTGAGTTCATGGATCAACCATAGCGAATACCCGGATCTTACCAGCCGGTTCATCTTTAAGACCTAGCTTACCG